CCGCGACCCCGGCAACCTGATCGTCCTGAAGAACGCCGTCTACCTCGAGCCCGGCGCCGAACCGGTCGCTCTCGACGGAGAAACCGTCATCGAGCGCGACCGCGTGCTCTTCATCCAGGCACCGTAGAGGAGGCAACGATGGTCTTCGCTGTCTCTGAGGGCAAGCTCCTCTCGGTCCAGAAGCCGACGTATCAGGCGCCGACGGCGTTGCGGATCAACGACGACCTGTCACAGGACTACGCGTCGATCTACCGCCAGCAGCCGTCGGTGCGAACGGTCGTCGACTTCCTCGCCCGCAACATCGCGCAGCTCTCGCTCCACACGTTCCGACGCGTGGACGACTCCGACCGTGAACGGGTCACCGACCATCCGTTCGCACGCATGATGCGCGAGCCGAACCCGTACACGACCGGCTACCGCCTGATCTTCTCGCTGATCGCCGACCGTGGGATCTACGACCGCGCGCTGTGGGTGAAGGCGTACCAGGATGGCCGATCCATGCTCATCCGGATTCCGCCGCGCCTGTGGACGATCAACGAGGACGACAACTGGCTGGCGCCGACGTCGTTCCAGATCCGCGGCAACCGGGGAAAGACGACCCTCCGGGCAGACCAGGTCGTGTACTTCCGGGGGTACAACCCTGAGGACGAGCGCTACGGACTGTCGCCGATCGAGTCGCTTCGCCGGATTCTCTCTGAGGAGTACGCGGCCGGCCAGATGCGCGAGCAGGTGCTCCGCAATGGGGCGCGCGTCTCCGGCTACATCGAGCGCCCCGCCGATTCCAATTGGTCGGACTCGGCGTTCAACCGGTTCAAGGAGGGGTGGCGCAACCAGTACGCCGGACACTCGGCAACCGAGGGCGGCGGGACTCCGATTCTCGAGGACGGCATGAAGTTCGTGCCGGCCTCACAGACCGCCGCAGACCTGCAGTACATCGAGGCGCGGAAGCTGTCTCGAGAAGAGGCAGCCGCGGCGTACTTCATCCCGCCGCCGATGGTCGGGATCCTCGATCACGCGACGTTCGGGAACATCGAAGAGCAGCACAAGATGCTCTACCAGGACACGCTCGGCCCGGTACTGCAGGAGATCCAGCAGGAGATCGCGCTGCAAGTCATGCCGGACTTCGACGACTCAGCTGGGCTCTATAGCGAGTTCAACATGATGGAGAAGCTGAAGGGCTCGTTCGAAGAGCAGGCGTCGCAGATCCAGACGTCGGTCGGCGCTCCGTTCCTCACTCGGAACGAAGCTCGCGCACGACTCAACCTGCCGCGCCTGGACGGCGCCGACGAACTCGTCGTCCCGCTCAACGTTCTCGTCGGAGGTCAGGCGTCGCCGACGGACTCCGTCGCCGCGTCCCTCGCGTCGGCACCGGGACCGTCCGCAAAGGCCGTAAAGGCTCGAGCGGATCGTCCCCAGGTGTCGAAAGCGGCCCAGCTGCTGGCGGAGTTCTTCGCCAAGCAGGAGCGGTCGATCCGGTCCGTTCTGGGAGCGAAGGCCGACGCGGAATGGTGGAAGCCATCGTGGGATGGCGAGCTCACGGGAGTCCTGTACACCCTGTCAGCATCTGTTTCCACGTCGGTCGCCCGGAAGCAGCTCGACGCACTCGGCGTTGACCCGGATCAGTTCGACGAGTCCCGCACCCTCGCGTACCTCGCGGCGGTCGCTGAGTCGAACGCGACGAGCATCAACGCGGCCACTCGGATCGCCATCGAAGCGGCCCTCGCTGACGCAGATGATCCGCTCGCTGCGGTGGGCCACGTCTTCGAGGTAGCGAAAACGGCGCGCGCCGAGCAAGCCGGGCAGACACTCATCACCGCTCTCGCGGGGTTCGCCTCGGTAGAGGCGGTCGAACAGGTCCGCGGGAACCGTAAGGCGACGAAGACCTGGGTGGTCACGTCGTCGCGACCTCGTTCATCGCACGCCTCGCTGAACGGCGAGACGGTGCCGCTGGACGGCGTCTTCAGTAACGGCGCGAAGTGGCCGGGGGATTCCTCGGCACTGGACGTGGACGAAGTGGCCGGTTGTGGCTGTGACGTCGTCATCGAGTTCGAGTAAGGGAAGGGGGAGCGGATGCTCATCAAAGAGGTTCCAGTGACATCGATCAGCCTGAAGGCTGGTCCCGAGGACGGCCTGAACGAGGGCGAGTTCATCGTCTACCCATCGACGTTCACCCGAACCCCCGACAGCTACGGCGATGTCGTGGCCAAGGGCGCGTTCCTGAACACGATCGCGAAGCGCAAGGAGAACGGCACCGTCCTGCCCGGCCTCTTCGGGCATCGCATGGACGACCCGGACTTCTACGTAGCCGCGGCGATCGACGAAGGCGAAGACGACCACGGCTGGTGGGTCAAGGGCGCGTTCGACCTCGAAGATGCAAAGGCTGCGAAGGTCTACCGCCTCGTCAAGGGCCGCCGCATCCGGGAGCTGTCGTTCGCCTACGACGTCATCGACGAGGGCGGCGTGCAGCTCGACGACGGCCAGAAGGCCAACGAGCTCCGCGACCTCGAGGTGTTCGAGTTCTCGTTCGTGCCGATTGGCGCGAACCGCGACACCTCGGTGGTCGCAATCAAGTCTCGCGTCGAGGAAGTTCTCGACGGGATCAAAGCTGGCCGGGTCCTCTCGGCCAAGAACGAGAGCGCGTTGCGCTCCGCGTACGAGGCAATCGGCGCGGTGCTCGAAACGCTCTCAACCGAAGACGAAGGCAAGGCCAGGGAGCCCGTGCCGGCGAAGGACGATGAGCCACCCGTGGCGAAGTCCGATGAGCCCGCCCCGGTGACGTCCGCCGCGACACGTCTGCAACTCGAGCTCGCGACCAGCGAGTTCGAATCCATCTAGCCCGGAAAGGGGCAACGCTATGAGCACAGCAATCAAAGAGCGGATGGGCGCAGCGCTGAAGACGGCGCGCGACATCTCCGACCTCGCAGAACGCGAAGGTCGCGACCTCACCGCCGAAGAGAACGAGAAGGCCACCGCGGCCCTGCTCGACTACAAGGCCGCGAAGAAGGACTTCGAGCGGACGCAGTCGACGGAGCAGCTGAAGTCGGCTCTCGCGGAGATCGGCGTCGACCTGGGCCTCGAGCCGGCGGGGGAGAAGGTGGCAGCGTCCGCGTTCCACCAGCCTCGCAAGGTCAAGTCCATCGGTGAGATGTTCACCGAGTCGGCCGAGTACAAGCAGATGATGGGCCAGTTCGCGGACGGGCGCATCAACGAGAAGGCTCGCGTCCAGTCGGCGCCGATGGGTGTTAAGGCGCTCATCACGGGCTCCTCGGACACCTCGGGTGGCGCGTTCGTGCAGACCGATGTCCAGAACATCCTCGAGATGCTCGGACGCCGGGAGCTGACGGTGCGTGACCTCATCTCGGTCCGTCAGACCCAGTCCGACACGGTCGAGTTCGTCCAGCAGACCACGCAGCTCACGTCGGCCGCTCCGGTCGCCGAGGCGACGTCGTCCGCGGCGCCCACCACGGGTGCGTCGTCGGGTGCGGCTCTCACGCTCGCAGCGGGTGGCGGGTACAAGCCCGAGGGCACGATGGCCTTCCAGAAGGTCACCGCCACGGTCAAGACGATCGCGGAGTGGGTTCCGGCCACGAAGCGCGGTCTCGCGGACGCGGGTCAGCTGCGCGGCATGATCGACGACGAGCTCCGCGCCGACCTGGCGGAGGAGGAAGAGGACCAGATCATCAACGGGTCCGGCTCGGGTGAGAACCTGACCGGCATCCTCGCGACGTCGGGCATCCAGAACCAGGCGTGGACCACGGACCTCCTCACCACGATCCGCAAGGCGAAGACGAAGACCCGCACCGTGGGTCGCGTCGCGCCGAACGGGTTCGTCGTGAACCCGGAGGACGCCGAGCGTCTCGACCTGCTGAAGGGCACGTCGAACGACTACTTCTACGGACCGGGCCCGTTCGCGGCGGCCGGCATCCGCACGGTGTGGGGCGTTCCGATCGTCGAGTCCGAGGCTGTCGCCGCGGGTGTCGGCATCATGGGCGACTTCACCAAGGCGGTCCTCTGGGACCGCGAGCAGGCGTCCATCACCGCCACCGACTCGCACGCGGACTTCTTCATCCGCAACCTCGTCGCCATCCTCGGCGAGGAGCGCGTCGCGTTCGGTGTCACGCGTCCGAAGGCGTTCGTCAACGTCGATCTGACCGCGTAATCGAGAGGGGACCATCGTGGCGAAATGTCGCGTGTGCGGTGCGCCGCACCGTTCATGCGGTCCAGCAGCCACGGTGGTCCCCATCGATTCCCGCGTCACCGAAAGTCCCCAAGGAGGAGACATGACGCTCAAGCGATACAACGTGACGGTCGACGGCCGCCGCGAGCAGAAGACGGTCCTGCAGCTGTCCGACGAGGACGCCAAGCGTGCGGGTCTCACGGACAAGGATCTGTGGACCGCAGACGGGGTGAAGGCTGCCCCGGAACCATCGAACAAGGCGCGCACGCCGCGCAACAAGTGAGGAGGTGGCGGTGATGGATCCGTTCGCTGACGCCACGATGATGGCCAACCGGTCACAGAACGCCATCACCGCCGCCACCCACCCCTACCTTTCGCGCGAGCTCGTCGCGGCGTCGCGCGCGATCCGCAATGAGTGCCGCTGGCACGTCGCCCCTGCCGAGGCACTGTCTTTCAAGCGACGCACGAAGCGATGCGAAGATGTCTGGCTGCCCGCCTCGCACATTCAGGAGATCACCGCAGTCAAGATCGACGGCACCGCGTGGACCGACCTCTCCGGTGTTGAGTTCGACGAACTCACCGGGTGGACGAACCTCGCCGGGCGGGTCGTGGAGATCGACTACATCGCCGGCTACGACTACGTCCCCGAAGACATCGAGGCGATGACGCTCGAGCTGGCCGCTGGCGCACTGGGCGCACCCCTCGCAATCTCTCGGGAGCAGGCTGGCGGCGTTGCCGTCACGTACTCCCGCACCAGCGGCGCACTCACTGCTCAGGACCAAGACCGGCTGAGCGAGTACCGGCTGGGACGGCTGCCATGATCGGCGGTCTCGTCGACCGGCACACCATCGTCGTGCGGCGCGCACCGCTCAGGCGGAACAGCCATAACGACGAGGTTCGCGACTTCACCCAGGCGACCGATTCTCCGTCCGCAGGCTGGGCGGTCGACGCAGGGGACACGTCCGAGGACAACGACGGCCGCGACGGCATCGTGTCGAGCTACACGCTCCGCGGACCGTTCACCGCAGACGTGCTCGACAGTGACCGGATCGTCCTGTTCGGCGTCGAGTACCTCATCGATGGATCCGTGCGCCGCCAACCAGGTCCGAGCGCGCGCACGTCGCACACGATCGTCAAGCTCACCCGCACCGCGGGATAGGAGGTGCCCTGTGGCCGTCGAGAGGATCACGATCAAGCTGCGGGGCCTCAACCAGGTCATGCGCTCCCCGGGGGCCCAGGCCAGGGTCGACGCCGTCGGCGCGCGAATGGCCGCAGCGGCCGGCGAGGGCTACGAGTACCAACGGTCACCGCACAAGTGGACGGCCCGCGGATTCGTGCAGACAGCGAACCAGAAGGGCCGAGCTCGAGAGGCTCGCTCCAAGGTCCTGAACCGAGTGCTCTCGGCGGGTAGCTGATGTTCGTCGATGCCGCATCACTCGCCATCGCCTACCTGAGCCCGCTGTTGATCCCGGATGACGGCCTCGATGCTCATGGGTCGGTACCGAATCCGCGACCGCCCCGCTTCATGAGGGTCTGGCGCACTGGCGGCGCCGCAACGAACCGAATCCTGGACGCGCCGATCCTCACGTACCAGGCGTGGGGCATCGACGAGCCCGACGCCTGGATCATCGCGAACCGAGCGCGGGACTACATGTTCGCCGGGTACACGGCGATGCCTCTCGTACGCGGGGTCGAAGAAGTTTCCGGCCCGTACTACGACCCCGATCCCGATTCCGATTCGGAGCGGGTGACGTTCTCGCACCGCTTGCGCGTGCGAGCCAAGTTCTGACCGGCGCAGGGCCGGCCATCTGCCCAAACGGGCTCCTACGAAGGGAAACACTCGCATGCAGAATGCTGCCCTGGCCCGAATCTTTGGGTCAGACTCCGATTCCATCTATCTCGCACCGGTCGGTTCCACGCTGCCCACGACGATCACCGGGTCCATCGATCCGGCGTTCGAGGACATGGGCTGGCTGCACTCCGACGGGATCACCGAGACCCCCACGGGGTCGAAGACCCTGATCCGCGGTCACCAGGGTCAGCGGGTCGTGCGCACGCGCATGACCGAGCCGGGAACGACGATCAAGTTCGTCGCTCTCGAGTCGAAGCCGCAGACCCAGGCGCTCCGCTACGTCGAGAAGGGCGTGACCACGACCGCAGGTGTCCGCAAGACGACCCGCGGTGCCGGCCAGGTCGTATCCCGACGCGCCGCCGTTGTCGACCTGTTCGACGCGGATGACATCACGGTCAAGGAGCGCTGGTGCTTCCCGGTCATCGAGATCACCCCCGACGGTGACCGCGTGTTCGGAGCGAACGACATCTCCGGGTTCCCGTTCCTCGCCGAGGTCACGGCCGACTACACGCACTTCCAGACGGTCGGCACCGCCGATGCGACATGGGATGTCACCGTCACCGGCACTCCGACGGGCGGCACGTACGCGCTCATCGTCAACGGTGTCGCGACCGCCCCGATCGCGTACAACGCGAACGCCGCCACGGTCGCTGCGGCGATCAACGCGATCTCCGGTGTCACCGGGGTATCGGGCGTGACTGCGTCGGGCACCTCGCCCATCGCGATCGTGTTCCCGGTCGCCGTGACGCTCGGCTACAACAACGCTCTGACGGGCGGCACTGCGCCGGCTTTGACGATCGTCTGATCCAGTCCATCGACTGAATTATCAGCGGTGCCGGGGTGGGACGGCTCCCCGGCACCGCTGCCCAACCATGCCAGCCGTCACGAAAAGGAGCCCGTCCGCTCATGTCCGAAACCATCGTCCCGCCGAAGGCGAAGAAGGCACCCAAGAAGCCCGCCGACCACCTCGAACCCCAGGCCAAGAAGGCGCAGGTCTCCGATGTGGAGGGTGGCAAGAAGGTCACCTGGCCCGACGGGTTCTCCGTCGTGATCCTGATCGAAGCGATCAACGACTTCGAGCTGCTCGACGAGATGTCGCAGATGCAGAGCCTCGGCGAGCGGGGAAGCGTGAAGCTCCCGTCCGTCCTGCGCCGCACCCTCGGTGACGACCAGATGCCGCAGGTCATGGACCGGCTGCGCGACCCGCAGACCAAGCGCGTGACCATCCAGGCTGGGGTCGGATTCTTCCAGGAGCTGTTCGGTGCGCTGAACCCAAATGGCTAGGGCTCTTGGGGGCGTACACGCACCATCGCGGTGCGTTGCGTGCGTCCCTGAGAGCCGTGTACGGCATCAACCTGTCCGCGCCGGAGATGACGCTGACGGAGCTCGCTGACCACGTTTCATGGCTGCCCCCCGGGTGCGCGCTCTACATGGACATGGGTGGTCCCGCGTCGCTCTCGATGGAGTCCGAGCAACTGCGGTGGATCGACTACCGGCTGCGCGTGCTCGCGTACATGCAGACGAAGGACGCGAAGGACGGACGGAATCCGCCGTCGCCGCCTGAGCCGATCAAGTACCGGCGTGAGCGGGTAGCGGAGTCCGAAGCCGAGAGCGTGAAGGCGTCCGCATGGGCGCGACGCCAGGCCATTCGAGCGCGAGCAGGGGCCACCGCGCCTCCGCCCTGATCCACGCCGGGAGGTGTCGTGTCCACCGAGATCGCTGACGCGTACATCGCCCTGCATATCAAGATGCCCGGCGCGAAGAGCGAGATCGCTCGCGAGCTCGGCGGTGTGGATGCCGACGAGGCCGGCAAGAAGATCGGGAAGTCGACGTCGGATGGCGTCGGCAAGGGGTTCGCCCTCGGCGGCGCGATCGCGGGCATCACGGCCGCGCTGACGAACATGGCGGCGCAGTCGATCGGCTCGCTCGTCTCCGAGGCGATCGTCGCATCCGACGCCACCGACAAGTTCAAGCAGACGCTGAACTTCGCCGGGGTCGACGGCGCGCAGATCGACAACCTGACCTCGTCCACGCGTGCCTACGCGGACGCGACGGTTTACGACCTCGGGACGATCCAGAACACGGTCGCGCAGCTCGCCGCGAACGGCGTGAAGGACTACGACGCGCTGACACAGGCGTCGGGAAACCTGAACGCCGTGGCCGGCGGCAACGCGGACACGTTCAAGTCCGTGGGCATGGTCCTCACTCAGACCGCCGGCCAGGGCAAGCTCACGACGGAGAACTGGAACCAGCTCGCCGACGCGATCCCCGGTGCATCCGGAATCCTGATGGCGGCGTTGCAGGAGGCTGGCGCGTACACGGGCAACTTCCGTGACGCGATGGCTGCTGGTGAGATCACGGCGGACGAGTTCAACGCGGCGATCATGAAGGTCGGGCAGGACCCGATCGCCGTTGAGGCCGCGAAGTCGACCGAGACGTTCGAGGGCGCGATCGGTAGCCTGCAGGCGACGATCGTCGGCGGACTCGCCGATGCGCTGACGTCAATCAAGCCGTTCCTGACCGACGTCATCGGCGGATTCTCCGAGCTCCTCGGATGGGTGTTCGACTTCATCGGCGGGCTGTCCGGCTCGGTCGACCTGTCGATGTTCGCGCAGCTGCTGCAGTTCATCTCACCACTGGGGGCCGCGTTCCAGCTGCTCGAACCGTCCCTGCCGTTGCTGACGGACGCGTTCAGTCAGATCGCCGGGGTTCTGTCCGGAGTTCTCGCGCAGGTGCTGCCGATTATCGCTCAGGCGTTCACTCTCGTGGCGAACGTCCTCGCGCGGACGTTCTCGGTCGTGCTGCCGGTGATCCTGCCGCTGATCCTCATGCTCGCCGAGCTGTTCGGCGACCTCGCAGCGCAGGTGCTGCCGCTGCTGATGCCGGTGATCGAGCAGCTCGCGATGGTGTTCAACACGCTCGTGAACGCGCTGATGCCGATCATCGAGGCGCTCGTGGGCGCGCTGATGCCGATCCTCGCCGCGATCGTGCCGGTCATCGGCGCCGTCCTCGGGGCTTTCCTGCCGCTGATCTCGTCCCTGCTCGACGCGCTGATGCCGATCATCGTGATCATCGCGGACATCCTGCTCGCCGTGCTCGTCCCGATCCTGAACACCGTGGTCGAGGTCGTGCAGTGGCTCGCCGGAGTCATCACCTGGTTCGTGCAGAGCGTCGTCGTGCCCTACTTCCAGAACGTGCTGATCCCGATGGTGAAGCTCGTCGGCGACATCTTCGGGAC